AAGCCTTACGAACTTCAATGGCGACTGAATATGGAGTTTATCAACGGAAATCAATACCTAGATATAGATTCGGAGAGTATGAGTATTCTCGATGTACCGCGTGCCTATTGGTACCAAGAACGAGAAGTTTATAACATGATAGCCACAATTTCTGAAACAAGAATAGCTCGGTTGAGCCGTCAAAAACCATTGATGAAAGTGCGACCGGCCAGCTCTGACCAAAGTGATTTATCCGCTGCCAAAGTAAGCTCAATGTTGCTTACCACAGTTTGGCACGATGAAGAACTCGACCGAAAGTATGAAAAGTTCATTAGCTGGATGGAAGTATGCGGAACGTCCTTTTTTAAAACCATTTGGGACAAAAACAAGGGACGCGTCCTTCAAGAAGAAGTTCAGGAGAAAGATGGACTAGAAATGGCCGACGACGAGAAGGAAAAGGAATCGGAACAAACAGTGGCACCGTCCGACCCGTTCCAAAGCAACGAAAAACGGATGATTCTTCGTGAAGGAGATATTGATACCGAAGTGGTTTCCCCTTTCGAAATCTACCCGGATAATTCGCATGGCGATTTTGATGATTGTCGGAGTGTGATTCATGCGCGCGCCTACCATGTAGACGATATTCAAGACTGGTGGGGCGTAAAGGTAGAACCGGAAAAAGTCGATGTTGTTACCCTTCAAAACGGGGCAAGCGGTATCGGCGGACTGGGGTATTCGGTGGGCAGTTTCCGATACAGTTCGCAATCGTTAGAAAAGCACGCGTTAGTAAAAGAATATTACGAGCTTCCTAGTTTACGTTATCCCTATGGACGAATGATCGTGACAGCGAGCGATAAAACTTTATTCGCTGGTGTTCTGCCGTATCAGTTAGGAGAAGACGGGGAACCAGACTTTCCGTTTGTTCGAGCGGCTTCCTTACCGGTTGTCGGTTGTTTTTGGGGTAAAAGCGTCATTGAGCGCTGTATTCCTATTCAACGAAGATACAACGCCTTTCGAAATCGGAAAGCAGAATATCTGAATCTCGTAACCATTGGGCAGTGGTATAGCCCCGAAGGTACCGTGGAGGACGAAAGTGTTCTTAATAACGAGCCAGGAAACATTATCCGCTATCGCAACATGGGGAATGGGCTTCGACCGGAACCCGTGCAATTTCCTAGTTTGCCGAATAGCTTTGAAATAGAAATGGATGCGCTCATGCAAGAGTTTACCGCCGTTTCAGGAGTTTCCGAGTTATCGAGATTCAGTGAAGCACCAACGGGCGTAAAATCAGGTATCGCTCTTTCCATTGCAAATGAACAGGATGACACGCGCATTAGCATGACCGCTAATCAAATTAACATCGCCAGCATTGACCTGGGGAAAAAGTGGTTGCGTTTATATCGTCAGTTCGCCCAAGAACCACGCTTAATTCGTTATGTAGGTGGTTCAAGCGAAATTGACCTATTGTACTGGAACGCAAGTGATTTACGAAGTGATGACGTTATTATCGACAATTCCAGTGCCTTAGCGGAAACCCCTAGCCAGAGGAGGCAGATGGTCTTTGATCTCATGCAAACAGGTATCTTCAACCGAATGGAAACCAATCCATTCTCTAGTGAAGGTATCCGAAAAATCATGGAAATGTTGGACTTTGGTTTCTGGGAAAAAGGTATTAGCGAGGATGAAGAACTTCAAGAATCGAAGGCGAAACGTGAAAACCGTCAGTTAATGGAAGGAAACCTTATCCAAATTAACGATTATGACCAAGATGATATCCACATTCGCGAACACTACCGTTTCATGATGAGCACCGATTACGAAGAAATTCTACAGAGTGAAATGGGAATGGCCGTGGATGAAGTGTTCAAAATGCACATTCAATTCCACAATGAGCGCTTAATGATGGTGATGCAACAACAACAATTAATGGATGCCCAAACGGGTACACAAGGCGGAGCTTAAACAAGCATCGTCTTTTTTTATACAAAAAAACTTGACCAGGGATTAGTACCTCTACCTTTTTTACGCGTCAGGGCCATTGGTACAGCGCGTCACCAGGGGGAACGTTACAGTCGCAAAGGAGCAAAAACCATGAGAACCTTTTTATTTCGACTTGATTTACAAATGTTTGCCGCCGATGGCGGGGGAGAATTCGGTGCATATGACCCAAGTACAGTCTATGAAGGCATTGAAGACAATTTCGAAACGGGAGAAGAAGTACAGCCGGAAGGCCAGGGCGAATTTGACCAATTCGAAGAAGGCGAAGAAGTGCCGGTCCTTGATTTTGGCGGAAGAAAACTCTATGCCAACGAGGATTTAATGGGCTTACACAAGGACTACACCGAACAGCAGCGTTACATCACAGCTTTGCAGGACCAGGTTAATGCGTACAAACAGCTTACCGAGCAAACACAAATGATGCAACAAGCACCCCAACAACCGGAACCGAATGGGATTAGTTCCAATGTAGAGGACTGGAATGAGGAAACATGGCAGCAATTCTATGACAAACCACAGGATGTTATTGGCAGTCTTGTGAGAAATGCCATTCAAGAGTTTGCTAGTGAAACCATTGACCCCATTATCCAAGAAAAACAATGGAATGATGAAATTCTATTCATGTATAACAGCTACCCGGATTTTGACAAGTATGTTGGTGATGTTCAAGAGCTCATCAATGCTTACCCGGACCGTTATGCAGAATCGGAAGGCGGACTCGAACAAGCGTATTTCCGAGCCAAAGCGACGAAAGGTTCTGTCGATCCCGCGCAATTGGCGCAAGACCCGCAATTTTTGCAGCAATACGTGATGAATAATCCGCAGGTGCAGCAACAAATGGTAGGTCAATATTTCCAGCAAAAACAACAAACGAATTCGCAAATCCCTACGGCCATGAGCCGTGGAGCAGGCGGATACACCCCACAAACCCCGGACGCCGCCCCGCAAACATTGAAGGAAGCGTCTAGGGCATTTTTAAAAAATCTTGGATACAGATAATAAAAGGAGTGATTGATAATGGCATGGTTAAATATGACAGCGGCTTCCGAAGCGCTAAAAATCAACTATCTACCAGCACTACGTTACCAATTAAATACAGCTAACCCAATTCTTTCGGTGATTGATCGCAATAGTGAAAGTGTAGTAGGTTCCGAGATCCGCATGGCGTTACGCTATGGGCGTCAAGGTGGCGTGGGTAACAGGGCTGAGGATGGAACACTACCAATCCCGAACTCTCGTAAAACCAAGCAAGCAAAATTCGATACAAAGAACTTGTTTGCTCGTATTCAAATTTCTGACAAAACAATGAAAGCGAGCCGTTCCCGTGATGGTGCGTTTGTTAGTTTGCTTGAAGCAGAATTAGAAGATGCACAGACAGACGCGAAGGATGCAATGGCTAGACAGTGTTTCGGGGACGGAACAGGTAAACTAGCTACTTTCTCTGCCGCAACAACTCAAAACACGTTCACCGTATCAAGCACACAATACTTTGTGGAAGGCATGTTCATCGACGTTATGGATAACACCAACGCCGTGAAGGTAACTCAACGTGAAGTGGTAGCGGTGGATGACATCGCCGGCACAATCACGCTTAGCGGCGCGGCGTTCACTACCGTTGCGACAGACTATGCGGTTGTTTTTGGCAACTACGGTCAAGAATTAACAGGCTTCGCTTCTGTATTCAACGTGAATAACACGATTTACGGGATTGATCGTAGCACAAACAAATGGTTCAACCCTACGGTAAAAGGAACAGTCGGTGCGATCTCCGAAGTTGGAATTCAGCAAATGATTGATGATGTGGACCGTAAAGCAGGTGGTAAAACTAACTTCCTATTAAGTTCTTACGGTGTTCGTCGTGCGTACCAAGACCTTTTACTAGCAACAAAACGTACGACAGACGTGATGACACTGAAAGGCGGCTATGAAACTCTCACATTTAACGGGATGCCGTTTGCGGTCGATAAATATGCCCCATCGGGAACTCTTTATGGCTTAGACCTAAGCACTTGGGCGCTCTACCATATCGAGGACTGGGATTGGTTGAATGAAGACGGAGCTGTTCTCCATCGTGTAGCAGACCGTCCGGTTTGGGAAGCAAGCCTCGTTCGTTATTGCGACCTGGGATGTAGTAAACCAAAGGGTAATTTCGTTATGACAGGCGTGACAGAAAAATAATTTAGTTCTATATAAAAAACAACAAGAGGGGGGAAATGCTGCTTTATGTGGTGTTTCCCCCTTTTTTTGTAGCTTACCAAACACCATAAACCAATAGGAGTGATCTGAATGGAAAACATTAAAATTACAGGACATATTTGGGTGCATAAAAACGGGGAACTCGTAGAAGAACGAGATAACATCATCACAACTGCCGGAAAGAACGCTTTGGCTACTCTGGTAAATAGTGCAAGTGCTGGAACGTCCCTTGTTACCCATATGGGTTTTGGTACGTCTGCAACCGCCGTAGCTGTAGGTGATACCGTTTTAGGAACTGAATTAACGATTGGTTCTGGTGGATATAACCGTGTAGCCGTCACTCGTTCCAATCCAAGCGGCAACGTCATCCAATATGTAGCAACACTAACCGGCGTCACAAGCAATCCAACCATTCAAGAAGCAGGACTGTTTTCAGCAGCGACAGTCGGAACGTTATTTGCTCACCAATTAACAGGTGCCGTCAACCTGGCGTCAGCAAGTGACAGTTTGCAAGTTACATGGCAAGTGACGTTCAGCTAAGGGGCTGATTACATGTTTTATTATGTCGCAAAGCGGTTTGTGGGTGGTGACGGATGACCGTTATTGTTTCGGATAGTTTTAATAGGACAAATAACACAAGCACGGTAGGCACAACGGATAGTTATGCCGGGGGAACTAACACAGCGTGGACGGTATACGGCGGGGAGACATATGGGATAAAGAGTAATCAGCTTTATCAAGTAACAACAACCAAACCCGACTACCAATTTGCAGGATTTAATATCGGTACATCAAACGTTAAAATAACTGCAACTTTCGCCAGTATGCCTTCATCAGGAGATAAACCATACCTTGTCCTCAGAGCAACTGACTCTAATAACTATCTGTTCCTAATGGGTGGTTCAGGAGCAACTAAAGTATATGAATTAGGTCTTTGTCAAAACGGTGGGACAACTTGGACTACACTAGCATTATCTAGTAATTCTGCGGTAAATGGGGATGTTGCAGAAGTTACCTTAAATGGCAATTCGATAATCGTAAAAATAAATGGTACTCAAGTCATTAACACTACAACAGCCTCACAGTCCACTGGAACCTTATTTGGTTTATGTTGCGGCGCTCAACAAGCCGTAACATTTGATAATTTTATAGTTGAGGATTTAAATACCGGCCAAGCCTACACCAAGTCATTGTCTGACACTTTAGCTGCGAGTGATTCCATTACCAAACAAATATCAAGGTATAAATCTCTTTCGGATTCGGTCAATTTTTCCGAAACGTTGACAAAGGTGTTATCTCGGACGAAAACTTTAACCGAAACGTTCACCTTAACAGATTCTTTTGCCAAGACCAGTGCACGGTTTAAAGCAATTACAGATTCCATTGGGAACAGTGATTCCCTTTCCAAAAGCACAGCTCGATATAAAAGTCTTGCTGACACGGTTGCGTTTGGAGAAACTTTTACGTCCGGTAGACTGATTACCAAATCACTAACAGATTCGATTTCATCTAGTGAATCCGTTACTAAACGATTATCGCGGTATAAATCACTGACGGATTCGATTTCATCCACTGACTCTATTAGCGTAACAAAAACAGGCGCAAGCACTGGTATTCTTACGAGCGGATTAGTCGGATATTGGAATTATAAGCAAGACCTTTCGGGAACAACTTGGAATAATATCGCCCCGACCACGGCAGGAAACTATAGCGGCACGCTCATGGGAGGTGCTTCCATTCAAGCCGGCGGGGTTTATCTGGATGGGATTGACGGCAATATCAGATTTCCCAACCTGGTGAATTTTTCATCGGCTGACCAAGCGTTTACAGTGGAAATCAGCCTGAATTTAGCGCGACTTCCGTCTTCTGCTATGGAATCATCTTACATTCTAGGTTCCGATGATTCCCATACCATTACTGTAGATTCAACGGGTTTTTTACGTTCTTATTTTGACCAGTCGCTCTCTTATGCAGCGGGGATCGTTACAGGAACTACTTTTCACATAGCGATTGTTTATGACACCAACGGATATTCTCAAAAAATATTCTTCAACGGGGTGCAGGTTGCCAATACCAGCTCAACATCTGTAACAGAGTTTGCTACGGCAAACTACTTTTATTTGGGCGCGGACCTAAGTATGTTTTACCCTTATTGGACAAAAGGGACATACAAATTTTTAAGGATATACAACCGAGCTTTATCTGGCGCTGAAATTAATCAAAACTATCAATTTGGTGAAGAAATAGGGCTTCCCTTACCAACTGCTTCCAAAACATTTACCGAAACCATTAGCATAAGCGATAGCCCAGCCACG